TTTGGCACCAAGCCCATAAGTCGCAAGTTGTCTTCGTACGCGTCTGCCACTCTCGAAGGCCACAGTCCGATGAGATCGTCGCCACATACGGCGAACGATTTCTTCGAGGCACCTGACAGGTAAGCACAGAAGGCGTTTACGACGCACAGGACAAACCATCCTGGGCCGAGACCCATCAGTGCCCCACAACGAGAGACGAACTTTGGATCGTCCTTGTTGGTCGGGTCCTCGATCTCGTGAAAGTTGATCACTCCTTCCAAAGCGTCGTCCCACCATTCTGGTTTACCAGTGATGGCGGTGACTTCGTTTAGGACGAAGCGGCTCAACCCGATCGAGATCGGATCAGTGCTCTTCGAGAGATCAGCTGAATAAACGATCTTGGGATCTGCATCCCAGATCGCCGGTGCAACCAGTTCAATCTCGTGGTTCCGCAGGATGTCCTTGGTGACTGCGAACCCCTTCAACAAGGGTAGCAGTACCTTGGTCATTGCTCTTGCGGCCCAAGCCACGGGCGCAGAATGAACGGTTGCAACTCGGATCTTTCCGTCTGGCGTGATAATAGGCGCCAGCCTGCCCCACCGATGGTCCTTTGACGCATCGATGCAGGCACGGAAATGTTCAGCTGCGGTTCGACGACGGCGAGTGAACATCAGCGCTCGTCTCTCTTCCGAGATGAGCATTGGGTTAGTCTCCCACTGGTCTGCTACGATTCCGGCGACGTAATCTTCATTGATATCTTCCTGCTCCCCCCAAGGGAGTCGGAAGCCATCGTCGCCTTGGAATCCGAAGGCCTGTCGGAGCTCCAATTCTGCTGCTGTTGGCTCGTCGAAGGGGTTTGAGCTTTCAATTGAGAAAGCTTTCCACCTCGTCGTCAGACGCGTGACTGCACGAGCACGGGCATCCCGCTCACGTTCCTCTTTGGAGCGTGCGGTGTACATCTTGTAGACGTACGCGCTACCTCCCTTGAGAATCGACTGCTCATAGCAGGCCGATCCTCCGGGGATTGGGATTGACCTCTCATCCATCCGGGTGAGAGTCTTCCCTTTGAAGTTGATCTCGATGAACTTTTTGAGTTCATCCAAGATCCTCTTCGGTGGCAGGGGTGCCGGCTCGCACAGTCGTTGGCGAGCAGAGCTGCACTCGATCTTGATCGCTTCATCTGATGGAGCTTTCAAGACGAGTCCTCGCGTGAGTGTACTGGCGATCATCAGATGTTGAGCGGTTTTACCGCGGTTCTGAAGTGTTCCCGTACCAGCTGTTAGCTTTAGACGCACATTGTGTGCGAACGCTTTCAGCGATGGGACGCCTCCGAACACGACCGATCGGACTAGCCGATACATCCTCATTACGATGTGTCGGTTCCACGGTCGGTTCGTTGACGATCTGATGTCGCCATACACGAGCTTGAGTGCTTCGGATATTGCCAGCCAGTTTTTCCTGACAATTCCGAGGTTGTTCTTTTCACAGTGCTTAAGACTACACTTTCGCATGGCCGCCGCATTACGCGGTAACCCATGTACGACATGAACGCTTCCTTGATCGCAACCAAGGAGTGTTGTCGCCTCCTTGATGAGAGAAAAGACGGATTGTAGAACCGTCGACTTCTTCTCATCATGAGGGTGACATGTCGCATTTCGACCAGTTGGACTGGTCGGGGGTGCGATTGTTGTGAAAGAACGTTTTGAGGAGGACTGTCTTCGTCCAGCCTCTCCGGTTAAGCCCGGGGTTGGCTCAGCGTTGCTGGCCGTGCAGATTTGTTTGCCCTGTTCTCGACTCTCCGTTGGAGTTGTCTTTGACTGTGGCCCACTTGATGGAACTGACTCCCTCTTCGTTTCTTTGGATAGGTGATCAACTACCCAGCGTGCAGCGGTAAGCTGGACCTCTGCCAGTTGGGTGTTACGACCACCGGTTGAAACTTCCTTCATCAGCTGTTTAGCTTCGATGAAGGTTCGGGATACCGCGTCTTCGTTTCCAGGACTGCTACGTAAGTGTGCTGCCCAGGTGCGCAGTAGTTTGTCACTGATTCCAGGGAAACGCGGAGGGGGTTCCGTGAAGTCCCGTGGGCTCGGTCGAGGGTTCAACTTCTTTCGTTGAACCGGGGCAGGGTGATGCGATCTGCTCGATTGGCGACGTTGGGCCAACTTACCGGTTTTCTGCTTAACCGGGGCAGGTCTGAACGAGGGGGTCCTTCTCTCTTTTCGTTCGTTCATTCTTTCGCACCACCCCG